ACCCCGCACACAGCCAGATCGACTGACAACCATTTGATTGAATTGGTCGGAGTGGCAGGATTCGAACCTACGACCCCTGCCTCCCGAAGACAGTTCCCGGCGGGCAAGTTATTGATTTGTGGTTAACAGGGCGCTGTCTAAAGGCCTCGTGTTCCCGGTTTGCCCAAGAAACGGGCGCGGACGCAGGTTCATTGAACCAAAGGGAACTGCCTTGATAGTGGACACGCCGACCGCTGGGCTCGGCCCTTCATGCGGCGTAATAGCCGTGATGACATCGAAAAGGTCAGCCCAGCCACGGACATTCTCTTCGCAGGCTCTCCTGCGTATGAAACTCGAGGCTGATCGGGAGATTGAAATGGGCGACGGTTCCTTCCAGTCGATACCTGTCCGAAATGCAGCCGCGCTCATCGCCTTCGCCGCAGAATAGCCGGAAATCCGCGCTACCGGGCCGGGGGAACGGCCTGGGTCACATCGGCTCGCCGGTTGGCGCTTGCGCCGGCGTCCAATCCTGCCACATCTCACCGGAAGCGATCAGACACCCCATTCCAGACGGTCGCACCATCAGGATCGTCCATGTGCCGGTCTCATCGTTGCGCCAGACCTCGATAATGCTGGACGCGGACCTGAGCCCGCTTTCCGCGCGCCGCTCGCCATATAGGTCCGTCAGACGGTCCTCGATGACAGTCATAGGTGCACAGTTCTGCGCGTGTGCGGGTACGCCCATCACCAGCCATGCCAACGCGGCAATCAGAATATGTCTCATGACGATTCTCCTATCTATCCCCTGCCCCGCCGGCGCGGCGCCAGTCGTCCAGGGCGGGGTTGTTGTCCGGCGTCGTGGCGCGCGTGACGGTCTCGGCGTCCGGCCCCGGATCGGCGGCGCCGGGGCTGTCCGCGCGCAGCCGGCGAAGGGCGGCGATGTTGTCCACCACCTGCGGCGCGCGCGACATCGTGGTGGCCAGCGAGCGCTGGAATTCCTGCCCCTTCACCTGGTAGCGCGCGCCGAAATAGAAGCTGACGACCGCGCCCAGCAGCCACCACAGCGGCTCGGGCACCAGCGCCAGCCCCGCCATGCGTTCGCCGAACCAGACCGGATCGACCATCGCCGCGACGAAGAGCCCCAGCACGCCCAGAGCCATGGCCGGGCGCGGCACGCGATTCAGCCCGTCGATCAGCCTGTCGAACAGGCCGCGGTTCGAAGCACCGAACTCCGCCGCCATCTGCTCAAGCGCAGCCGACTGCGCCTCGGCCGCCCGCCTGTCGGACGCGTCGGCATTGACGCGGAACACCTCGGCCGTCTCGGCCACCACGTTGCGGCCGCCGCCGAAAAGCGCCTTCAGAAGGTCGATCACCATTGCGAAACCCTTCCCTGAAACTCCGCCTCGCTCATGTGATAGCGGGGCGAGATGAATTCCTCGGCTCGCCTGATCCAGCCGCCCTTGCCGCCGGCGCGGGTGCGGGCAAACTTGCGCAGGGGCGGGCGTGCGTCGGCCAGCCCGAGGTAATAGTTGCGCCGGGCGATCCCGTAGGCGTCGGCCAGGTAGTCGGGCGCCGCCTGGTAGGCCGCGCTGGCCGCGTCGATGGTCTGCGGCCCGATCATGCCGTCCACGCCGATCTCGTGGCCCATCTCCCGAAGGAGCCGCTGCAGGATCTTCACCGCGTTGGCGCCGGCGTTGACCTGCATGTCGAACACGCTGGCCTGCAGAGCCTCGGGCAGCTCGTCGATGCGCGGCCGCTCGAAATAGTGGCGGATGAAGAGGTCGGTCGCGATCTCGGGCGTTACCCGGCGCACATCGGCCACGTCCACGTCGCCGTCGCGGTCGAGATCGAGCCCGAGGCGCCGCATGGTGCCGATGGTGACGCCGTGCTTGGTGGCGCCCCCGGGGTCGTCGGGATCGTTCACGAAGCCGCCCTCGCGGGCAACGATCGCTTCGGCGATCTGGCGCACTGTCTTGCTCATGGCTGCTGCTCCTGCGTTTGCGGGACTGGCGCGGTCCGCTCGACGTGGTCGGCAATCATGGCCAGCCCGACCAGGGCCACCCATGCGACCAGCGCCCAGGGCGCGAAGATGCGCCGGATCGACTCTCGGGTATGGTTCATTGCCGCCCTCCCCCCAGCCAGCGCCGGGCGGCGGCCATGATGGCCGAGCGATCCGCGACGATCGCCGTGACCGTGTCGAGAATGCCGTAGCTCAGCGCCGTGATGACGACCATGGCGCTGATCGGGCCAATGGTGCCGATTGGGCGCGCCACCTCTGCGGCCATGGAATACCCCATGCCGCCGGAGATACCGGCGATCACGATGCGCGCAACGCGCGGTTTTTCCTTGTGCTGCATGGCCACGAAAATCATCGCCGCGATCAGCGCAACCCAATGCTCGATAGGCTTCATTTCTGCTCCCGCCAAAATGGGTACCGCCGCCCAGAGAGGGCTGACGGTTCATGTGAATTTCCAAGTCACCACGGCCAGCACCATCACTAGGGTGCCGTGAAGATAGATGCTGATACGCACAGGCGTCCGGAAGCAACCGTCTGCGGCCCATTGTCGGGCGGCACGACGTGTATCTGGATTTCCCAGACTCCCTCGGAAAACGTCCAGGCAGGCCATTGGGCGACCACCTTGCCTGCTGCGGCATCGGTTATGGTGATGGTCGCCTCGTGAGTTGTATTGAAACGACGCGCCGACGCCCGGACCGAAGCGGCGGACAGGTCGAGCGCGCTTCCGTCAGACTTGGTGATGGTCACGATGGGGGCGTATGCATCCGCTTCGTGGATGCTGCTTAATGTCTGGGTGCTCATGCGACCTCGTGCCATTTTCCGGCGATCTCGTGCTGCGTGTAGGTGCCGGCGATGGCGGCGTTCGGGCGAATGTCGGACGGGCTGAAAACGGTGACCGCGCCGCCCGACAGGTCCGGCGCCGCGATGGCGGCGGTGGCGCCGCCAAGAAAGTGCACCCGCCCGAAAACCCCGCCGTCCAGCGCCACCGCGCCTGCGGCGATTGTGACACCGCCAATCTGGTGAACCTGCGCCACCGCGCCGCCGGTGACGGTGGGCGATCCCGTGGCGACCGTGCCGCCACCGAATACCACGACCTGCCCGACACTGCCGCCGGTGACGGTCGGCTCGCCTGTCGCGGCATCACCCCCTGCGATCGCATGGCCTTGACCGATACCGCCGCCGGTGACCGCCGGGGCGCCAACCTCGATGGTCCCGCCGGTGACCTCGTGGACACCCGCCAAGTTGCCGCCGGTGATGGACGGTGGGCCTGTTGCGATACTGCCACCGCCGATGGCATGGGCCTGACCAATGCCACCACCCGAAAGCGCGGGCGGGCCTGCCTTTATCGCCCCGCCGCCCAATTCGTTGACCGCCGGCAGGCCACCCCCGGACAGGGCCGGAGCGGCCGTGGCGATGGTGTCCCCTGCAACCGCGTGTGCCTGACCTACAACGCCGCCGGTGAGCAACGGCGCTCCGGCTGCAAGCGTGTCGCCGGGCAGCGCGTGCTCCTGATCCAGCGCCCCGCCCGTGACGGCTGGCGGGCCGGATGCGACCGCGTCGCCGCCAAGGCCGTGGCTTTGCCCAAGGCCGCCGCCCGTCAGCGCCGGTGCGCCGGCTACAAGATTGTCGCCTGCGACCGCATGGGTCTGCCCGACCGACCCGCCGGACAGATCAGGTGATGCCGTGACGCTCGCGCCGCCCAGCCCATGCGCCTGCCCTGCTGCGCCGCCCGTCAGCGCCGGGGTCGCCGTGGCAAGCGTGCTCCCTCCGACCTCGTCAACCGTTGTGCCGCCGCCCGCAGACGGAGCGATAGCGATGGAGATGCCGACATATTCTGGGTGAGTATCGCCTCCGTGCGACGACAGACCAAACGTCCTAGCGCCTGTGGCGCCACTCCCGACAACCTCCGACGCAACTGCCCCACTCGCTCGCGACGAGTGGTCGTTGCCCATTTCCAACTGCCACTCTTCCGACATTCCGGAGGGCATGGAAAAGACATAATCCCCACCGTTTGTGCCCAGACAGGCCAGAAACAGGCTATCAGCCGCTGTGGCTGTTACGGATGGGCACTCCCAAGGGCGGCTCGCGCCGTTGTTGAAAGATACCGGAATCGTCTGGTCACTATCAGCTCCCGAAATCCTGAAAATCGCCGACACAGACCGGCTACCACCATTCGTACCGACGGGCGTAAAAGTGTAGGAGGATGGCTCCGACGCAGTCGCCCACTTGGCATATACGCCGAGACCTTCCTGTTCGTAGGGCGCACCATCGGACTCGTCTAAAGCCAACCACCCAGACGGCAGACCTAGCGGATACCAACCATAAAATGAACTGTCTAATCCGGATAGCACGAATATGAGAAGATTGCCCTCAACCGTGCCGGCCGGTTTTGATATCGTTAGAGACGACGATCCATAATAGTCGTCCACATTTTTTACGAAACTCTCGATAACCGGCGCGGCCATGCCCTAGCCCCTACTCAATGGCCGCAGAAACCGCATCCAGCGCGGCCACGATCCCGGCGGTCTCGGCGGGCGGAAAGGTGCGCTCCGTCCGCACTCCGTCCGCATCCATGGTCTCAGTCAGCAGGTAGCCGCTGTCGTCGGCTGGGATCGCCGCGATGATGGCGTCGGTCGCCGCGTCAAGCGCGCCCAGCATGGTGTTGAAGTCCTGTTCCACGTCCACGCCCAGCTGCTCTTGTGCCAGCGACACCAGCGCCTGCACCACGGCCGGGTCTTCCACGGGCACATGCGAGGTCATGCGTGCGCGCGCGCCCTTGATATTGTCCAGAAGGGAAAGCAGCCCCCCGGACGTAATATCACCGGACGCCATGCGGTCGCGGTTGTTGTCCGCGATCCGCTTGATCGACCCTGCCTGTTGAATGGCCTGATCGAGCGCGCTTTGCAGCGTGCGCCGGGTGTTTGAAGATGGGAATGCCATGTCTCACCTCACGCCGCGTCGGGGATGCGGATGACGATGGCGCTCGTCAGTTGCAGGTCGTTGCCAGACGTGACGGCCTGCGACGACGGCACCGCGACCGTGGCCAGCAGCGTGCTGTCATTGGCGTCCACCAGAGCCCAGTGCGTGGCCGTGCCCGTCCCGGTAATCGAGCCGTCGGTGAAGGTGCTGATTTCCACCTTGCGCCCGTCCGGCGAGGCGTCCGCCTGCGCCGTGATCGTGGGGGCGCTCTTGTTGCCCAGCGTGTAGGTGGTCGCGGCCTCGGTGTAGGTTGTCGGCTCTTGCGAGCAGAGGTGCAGCACCGGGGTGGTCGCGTCGCGGATCACTTGCAGCGCCGCGTCGAGGGTAGAGTCGTCAAGGAATGCCATCTTTTTCTCCTTTGATGGTCAGGTCGTTCAGGTGAATTTCCAGACAATCACGCCAAGCACCATGACCAGCCGATGCAGCCGGCCCAGTGCCTGCGCGCGCAGCGCCTCGGAAAACAGGGACGCAGCCGCCACGCGCGGCCATTGCAGCTCGTGGATCGCGTAGTCGTGCAGGGCCGCGGCCTTGAGGTAGCGCTCGTCATGCGGGTCAAAGGCCCAGCGCAAAGGGCGTGGAATCGACACGTCGAAATCGAACCCGGCCGGTACCGTGACCCACAGCCCCGATCCCTTGATGCCGATCTCCCAGCGCAGGGGGCGGATCGCGCGGTATTTTCCGTTTAGCCGCACGTACCAGGCATGGGCCTCGGTGAACGCCGACATCAACTGTCGTCCTCGTCGCCGATCTGCGCCGCGATCGAGGTGAGGTATCCGGACGCCGAATACTCGTGCGTCGCCGTCTCGATGATGAACCGCGTGCCATCCACGGCCGGGTGGCACCCTGCCAGCGTCACCGGCGCGCCCGCCCGGATCGCGGGGCTGCCGACCACGCGGCACTGCATCGACATCTTGCGCCGCTTCAGCTCGCGCGCCTTGGCCCTGGCGGCCTTCTCGGCCTCGCCCTTGTCGGCCATGGGCTGGTCTATCTGAAAGGCCGCCTCGCCCTCGGGGTCGCTTTCGGCCTCGACCTCTGCCTGTTTGCCCGCGGCCCGGTCGGGATACTTGGCCTTCACCTTCTTGTACTTGCCCCGCTCGGTCAGCCGCACGCGGCACGATCCGGTCGTTAGCGTATCCGGGGTCACGACCACCGGGGTCAGGGGCTCGCCGGCCGTGCTCTTGCCCTTGCCCCGCGCCGCGAAGACAAGGTTGCCGTCCTTGATCGTGAAAAGCGCATCGTGCCGGTCGGCCAGCCGCTCCAGGAAGTGCAGGTCCGACTCACCCACCTGGCCGATCCACTCGTAGACGTGACCCGCGACATCGGCGTCGATCTTCGGCGTCAGGCCATGCTCGCCGGCGATCTGCTCGACGATGTCCTTGACGCTCGTGTCGTCCCAGTGGCGCTCCTTGTTGGATTTCTTGCCGCCGCGCATCTCGGCCGCCTTGCCGGTGATGCGCATCCGGTACGGCAGGATTTCAAGCTCCACCTCCTCGGCCTCGAAGGCGCCCATGAAGCTCAGCGCGCCGGAATACCCCATCCACACCCGGATGATGGCGCCACGGCGCGGGATCGCCGCGTTTGGCCAGTCGTTGAGCACGATGGCCACCGTGTCCGAGGACGCCCCTTCCTTGTCGGTGACCTGGCAAGAGATCAGGCGGTCCATGAAAAACCCGGCCACGGGCTGGCCGTCGACCGTGATGCGCGCTTGCGGCTTCATCTCAGTCCCAGAGCGTCACGATCGGCGCCTGCGCCGGCTCGGGGTTCACTTCCGGCGTGTCGACTTCCGTACCTGCGGGCAATACCGGCCCCAGCGCGGCAAGGCCGGGATTTGCATCAAGAACGGCCTCCACGAAGCCGGACTCGTCGCCATAGACGCGACGGCAGATCGCATCCACCATGTCGCCCTGGCGGGCGCGGATCGTCGTCATGGTTTCACCTCACCCGAAGAGGGACAGCACGCTGGTCACGATGTTCGGGCCGATCGCACCGCGATAGGCGCGCAGCCTGATCTGGTAGGCGTTCTTGAGAGGGACACCGTTGCGGTCGATGAAAGCCAGGTCTTCCCTGACGCTCAGGACGACATGCAGCCCGAAGACATTGAACGGTGCGCCGCCCATGTCCACGAGCGGCAGCACCTGCCCGGTCGCCGCTGCCAGCTTCAGGCCTTCCAGCGCCGCCTGTCCGCCGAACTGCTCGAACAGCACGCCGCGGATCGTCTCGGTCCGGCTCTTGCCGCCCGTCCATTGCAGCACGTTCTGGCCGCCCGCCACCTCGATCTCGGCCCAGGCCGTGTCGTCCGCGCGGTCACGCGCCTGGTATGAGAACCCCAGCGCCTCGAACTGGAACGGCCCGAGGGCAAGAACGGTCGGCCCCGCCATCAGAACTCGTCCGCGAATTGCGAACGCAGGCGCGCGGTGATCTGCCGCCCGAACTCTTCCCCGATTTCCTCGGCCGAGGCGTTGGCGCCACCCTGCACCGTGA